ATGGCGCACCCACGACTTCCGCCGTTCTTTGGTGACTAACTTATCAAGCGAAGGGATCATGCCCCATGTCACTGAGAAAATGCTGGGGCATGAACTTGGTGGTGTCATGGCTGTGTACAACAAACATGACTGGCTGGAAGATCAAAGAAAGGCATATGAGCTGTACGCAGATAAAATATTTTGGCACGTTAAACAGCTCGGTTAACCCCTCCATCACAAATCCATTTCTCCACCGCTCTGCGGCTATACCGCGCCGGGTGCGTTAGCACTGGCGCAGGAAAGCCATGCTGCTTACGCAGCCGCCAGAGTGCAGTTCTCGCTTTACCAATTTCGTCTAAAACTTCTTTTTCACTCATAAAATCGTGGTGCATATTGTCCTCCACACACTCCTGCTGCAACAGGATTGGTAAATAATTACGCTTTATCATTTCTGAAATGCAACTTAGCTAAATCAGAATGAACATAAATTTGCCTAAGTAACACTTCTACTATTTCGAGAGAAATCTTCAACTGTTCATCACTAGGTCTCAACGATTCATGTGCAGATTTGTTATACAATTTCCTCAATGAATGAAGGATTTCTCTATTGTCATTGCTTATTTTTCCACGAGTGAATAGTTCATCTATTTTTTTATCAAGATTGAAAGATTCAACTCCCTCTTCTTTGCAAATAGTTTCTATTATTCCTCTGATTCCAATTCCAGCGATTATGAGACAGTCGTTATTTATTGCACTGACGGTTTCTGTATACATTCCTCTTATAGCATTTGGAAGAAGGTAAACTTCGTCCATGGATTTTACTTTTCCATGCCTAGGATAGTATTCGGTTGTTTTAATTGATTCATAATCTCCATTAACGCATTCAATATCCTCCGAGTTACTCATTTCATGTTTAACTTTTAGATTCATGCAACCTTGGCACTGCAGTATCGTGACCTCATCGTAACAAGTCATACTATTATTATATTCATCATCTGCATGATAAGTTCGATTGAAACTTGTCTGTACTAATGGAAGATGGTTTGTAAGGCGATGGCACTCGTGACAGGTCTCAGAAATATTCACAAGCCCATTGGTTATGACTGTTGGGGTGTCCCAAGTTATCCTGCTCATGATTATCCTCAAATGTGATTTTTGTTAGGTTCTTATATCACAAGCTTAGTTTCGTGCCATCCGCTGGTGGCCCAGCATGCTGCTTCACCCTTGCAAGGGCATGACTGCACCGGCAGATGCTCTTTGCACTTACCGCATTGCTGCTGTCCCAGTGCGTCTATCTGTTGCGCCAGTTCAGCGGCATCTTTGCGAATTAGCAACGCTATATACTCGTTCAGCTCATACGGTTCACGACCGGGGCAGCGTGCGACGCAGTTCTGCGCCAGCATCTCCAGTTCCTGACTATCCAGCGCCAGCTCCAGCTTTTTACCATCGGCAGCGGACTGTCTGGCACGCTGCGCGGCTTTGCGTTCGGCGGGGGATTTAGGCATTTACACCTCCAGCGCCATTTGCAGTGAAATACGGTCTCGCTGTTCGCAATAAACGAGAGAACCCTGGCTGTTATGCGTTTCGATACGCTCAACCAATAGAGCAGCACGCGTCTCTTTGGATGCTGGGGCGTACGCCCCAGACCATGCTTTATCAATACCAATGTTCCTAGCAACGTTTGTGCTGTCAGCGCTAGCCAGCGGCAACTTGGTGAAGATTAGAGGATTGAGCATGCGCAACCCGTGAAGCTTTGCAATGGGCTGGCAATGATCATCAGTTACGTGCCGGATCAAATCTTTCATCCTCGCAACAGCTAGGTTGGGACGCTTAACGTCATACTCTCCACAACTACCAATCGCCACTCTCGGATATTTATTGCAAAGCCGGATGAATCGTTCATCACTCTCGTTCATGTGCCATACCGGTACGCCGTAAAAATCGCCGTGCGGCCACTCATCAAGCAGTGCCTCGTTTTCAGCCTCTCCGCCGTCGATCACGTCAGGGATGATGGCAAAATCAAATCCTGGGTGGTTTTTCCAGCGTGCCACAAACTCGTAATAATCAGCCCAGTCTACTTTGTTTCGCCCAACTGTTTTCCACGCCGTGAATGCACCGTTGTCGAGCGCGAACGACTGGCAAACCTCAGACGCTAGTCCTAACTGATCAGGATGGGCGAACGAGATAAAAGCATGTCTGCCGCGCCATGCTTTTAAAGCGGCCACATCAGGAGTGATTGGGCCACCGTGATAGTGGATCATCACTCACCATCCTTACCGAAGCGGAGCCAAATACAAACCGCACCGTCTTCAGTGTCATGGATGGAGCCAACAAACCAGCCTTCACCTTCAGGGCTTTCAGGTTGCCAGGCAGAGATATCGCAACCATCTACAGTGGGGTCGATCATGTCTTCATCACGGTACTTAACCTTCCACTGCAAATCATGCTCGGACATCCACTGATCAAACTCAGCGGGATGGATAAATTCACGACCATCACAGAACGCCAGATAATCTGGATGAGACCAATAGCCATATTGGTCGCGTTTAACTTCTAAGGGCTCAATGCTCATTGAATCTTCTCCTTAACCCATGCATTCCAGATACAGCCCGATGGCAATCAGACGGGCGCGGCGTTTAGCTGCTTCACGGTTACTCTTCTTTGCCTCTTCGGAGCAGTCATTGCTGTGGTTGATCACCATCGGCTTAGCTTGCCCGCGAGCAACACGGCGCGGCTTTCTGGTCAGGGTGTAAGTTCGGTCGACGGAACCCCCACCCAAGCAGACTTGGTCAGACGCTTTTATCTGCAGCGTTTCACCGCCATGCTGCATGGTATTAAGGATTAAGCGGTTGAACTCACGCAGGGTCATACCGAGACGTTCCGCCAGCTCACGGCCCGTTGCCGGGCCTTTTGATAACTGCCAAGCCAGCTTTTCGCTGAACCCGGCGTTATGGCCATGACTGCGGCGATACTGAGCTACCTTTTTCATGACACCACCTTCAGCGTTACTGTGCGTGAGCGGAGCAAATCCATTTCCATTTGGGAAATGATGTTGATCGCTTGTAAGGTGCCTGGCAGCTGTTGATTACCCATAGTTGATACAGCTCGGCACGCCTCACCGAGTGCTTCACCGCGCAGTATTCGAATCCACTGGTCGCAGGCTGGCGTAGCAAGAGCTGCATTCAGGTCATCAATCAGCGTCAGGTCTGCGCCTGCAGCCTGTAGGGCTGAAATAGTGTCAGGAAGCACGCTGTTGATACGCAACACTTCTGAAGCCATTAGGCTGGCGCGGACGGTGGCGACATCAAGACGCGTAGCCAAATCACTTACCATCTTTGCCATTTCCAGCAGAGAGGTTTCTTTACCGATACTCTTGGCGAACTGGTGGCCAGCAGCGACGACTTCTTTATTCGATTTTGACGAAAGCATGTTCCCGGCCCTCAGTGGATGGTGATGTTGATGGTTTTATTAAGCCGCTCAGCTTCACGCTGCGCCTTAATGGGATTACTGATTACCGAGCCATCAGGCATAATCCAGCCGTCCAGGATGTGGCTGTAGGGCAGGGTGATGATGCCAACAGTGATATGATCATCAGGCTTTTGCATCGCTGTACTCCCTGCGTGCTTTATCAAACTCGCTACCAACGATCTCAACCGCGCCAAATCCATCTTTGGGAATCGCACTTGTCTCAATGTAAATGGCATCACCATGGCGGAATAAAGTGAGTCCACACAGAACCAGCATTCCCCAATCCAGACCTATAGATTCAAAAAGCTCGTCGTTGTCGACTTTGGTTTTCGGATAATGAGCGCTCCACAGCTTCTTAACTGCTGCATGCTCTTCCTTCAGCCCTTTGGGTGGCCTGGCTTTAGGCCGGGACGCATAACCAGTGTTACCCGTTGGCACTGTCCATAGCTCTTTAGCGAGGTAAGGTGCCGCATCAAAATTCACGCCGTAGAAGGTTGAGCGCGTTATATCGCTTTTGAAAACGGGCTTGCCGCCCAGCAGTGAAGTCAGCTCTGCGGCTTCTTTGCGCATCTGAGCTTCATCAGCACGCGTCTTTTCCCATGCTGCTATCGCCTCAGCGTTAGTAAACTTCCAGTAGCCCATAACATTCTCCACACACGATTTTGGGTTGAATGAATCCCTTGCCAGTGATGGCAATAAAAAACTTTTGGGATTCGTTTAAGTTGGCTGGTGGGTTACTGCAATAACCCACAGCCCGATTGCTCCACACAATAAATAGTGCCTGCTTTTAACCACATCAGGCGAGGTGGGTCCAAGCTATTCCCCAACAGCAAGGAATCGGATAATCTGTATATACCCCAGCAGCAAAAAGGAAAGCCAATGTCTCAGACTGATAAAGAAGGCGATAGGTACGAAGAAAGGCATATGCCAAGCCGACATATTCCGCCTCCATCGCCTAAACCCAAAGATGACGATGAAAAATGAGGTAGTTTATGAACCGTGAGGATTTAGAGTTTTCCATAACTTATTCATATTACTTGGAGAAAATGAATTACCGTCTTCTCACAAGAATTGACAAGCTGATTACTTTAATTCTTATCGTTCTCGGTTTCGCAGTATTTGCTAAGTACAGCAATATGTTTGTTTTCGGTGCTGTTGTTGCGGTCCTATCCGTCCTCCAATTAGTCTATCAATTCGCTCAAGAAGCGGGCATTTCTAAAGAGCAAATGCGGCATTACCGCAGCCTGAAAGTGAATATGAAAGATATTGGGGACGACGAATTAAGGCAGCGATTTGCGAAAATTCAAGACTCTGACAGCATGCCTTGGCAGTCATTAGAGGATGCCGCATTTAACCGGACTTTGATTGCATTAGGCCAGCCTTCACAAATGGTTAAATTGACCGTGAAAAATGCTGTACTGTCATGGTTAGCCGGCGATCTTCCTAAGCATTAGGAATTAATAATGTATTCTCCAAAACCGGGAGGACACGTGCCTCCTAGGCCTAGGCCCCCTAAGCCTAAGGTATATACAGAGTGTTAAAGAGCGAAGCGCCTAAAAGGGCGCTTTTTAACATCGAAATAAACCACTTAGCCAATTACTCCGTAGCGGTAAAATACGAGCAAATTTGTAGATGATCTTGCTATTGTGAAAAAGGGCGGTTAAACCAATGTTCCTGAGTAACCGCCAACACAGCAATTCAGTACTCTTAAAACGCTGGCCCGCGCATTACGTCTTCAACATCACACTGCACACTCACCACACCGGCATCACCACAACAGACAACATCAGCATCAGGGAAGAGCCTCAAAAAGGTAATCAGGTCCCGGAGCGTTGTGTTCGACATGTTCTTGATCATCCTCATTGCCTCTCCACACACTTTTAAAAACGGCGCCTGCAAGCGCGACTAAGTAATCTGTAATTAATCTAAGATAACTTAGATTTGAGGTCAAGAAAAAAGCCTAAATAAATTTAGGCTCCAAATTTTTTAGATGTTTAACGCCTCATAAGGCGACGATGTTCGACGAGAACGCCAATGATATTAAATTTTTCCTTGGCTGAACTGCGTACAGCAAAGTCTTCATTTAGAGGAACAAGTTCAAAAATTTCCTTGCCGTCTTCAGTTACACCTCTGGCTCGGTACTTTTTAAAGGTCGCTTCGTCTTCGCCATTTTTAGCCACAACATAATCGCCAGGCTGAGGGCTAAGTTCTGGATCGATAAGGATAAGGTCACCTTCAACAAAATCTGGCTCCATCGACTTGCCCTTGATTTTTAGGGCAAACGTTCCCTGTGAGAAGTTACCAGTGCTAAACACGTAATCAATATTCCCTTCTAAATTGCGCGCATCACATTCAGGGCTCCAAACTCCAGCTTGCACATAGCTTATTACTGGAACCTTCATGCTGCCGATAGGCGCTGGCGCAATGTTTGATTCATCTTCCTTACCGTACAATAAATACGTTTCGCTTACACCTAACACAGAAGCTAACTTAGAAAGCTTCAAGCCTCCGGGTGTGTTCTGATCGCGCTCCCAATAGCCTACGGTCACGTCCGAAACGCCTACTGCCTTACCGAGCTGACCCTGCGTCAGCCTTTTTTCCATGCGTAGCGCCCTAACGCGCCCCCCAAGAGAGCTCACAGTAAATCCCCTAAATGAAAAGTAACTAAGTTATCTTAGTTTTTATTGACCAAAGTTAATT